GGTCAATGCCGAGTAGAGGTTGGCTTCGGCGCTCATGGCGTGTCGAATTTCTGGATGGCTGGCCCGATTTCCCGTTCAAATATTTCCAGGGCCTGCGGAAGCACGGCGGCGCCGGCTTCGAGGAATTTGGCGGCCGGGAGTTTGTTCCCTTTTTTGGTGCCGAAATTCACGAATCTCCAGTAGAACGGGTCATTCGGGCTGCGCGCGCCGCGCTGCGATTCACGCTTGACGGTCTTGTATTTGACCCCGAGCAGATTGTGCTTGACGTACTGCGTCCCTTCCGCCGGGCGGATGTTGACGAAAACACCGACATGTCCGGCGGCTTTTGAAGTCCGAGAAACGCGGACCATCAGGCGCTTTTTCAGCAGGCCCTTGGTGCGGTAGGGCGTCGGTTTGGCGAGTTCCGGCGTGGCGGCCCGCGCGGCCTTGCGCACCACCGCGGCGCCTTTGCGCAACGCGCTCAACAGCACTTTGCGGCGAATTTTGTCTGGCAGAGCGAGCAGAGTGGCCTTGAGTTGGTCCATGCCCTCGACGGTGGCGGTGATGCCTTCGGCATTTCTTTTAACGTCCATTCCGCACCCCATTGGTTGCCAGGATTTCCAGCGTGTGATGCCCGGCGCCGACGTCGACGACCTGCGTGATGTCGTACGGGTCGCCGTCCCAGAGGATGCGCTGCTCACGGACGACGCCGGATCGGTAACGCAGACGAAAACGAACGTCTGCGGCATATTGCGTCTCGGCCGCGGCGAAAAATTCGCGGCCCTTGAGTGGCCACGCTTCGGCCCACAGGCAGTGATCGGCCGTCTCGGTGACCACATCGGTCCAGGTGACGATCTCTTCTCCGATGGCGTTTCGCGCGACGCTTTTTGCCTGCAGCTTGATGCGATGCGCGGCGCGCCCCGGCTGGAATGCAGAGGTCGGCATGATCAGGCGGCGCGCTCGACGGTCTCGGCGTCGAGCAGCCGATCGACGTATGGCAAGGGTTTCAAACCGGAGGCATCCAGGCCGTCCGGGTGGTCGAGCGCCTGCACGACGTGGGCAATGATCCACAGCCGAACCGAGTTTGGGACATCCGTCCCGGCATTGCCATATCCGACGGTGTACCGGATACGCACGCTGCTTGGGAGATTCTGTGTCTCCGGCCAAGACTGGCCGGACTTGAGAAAGACGCGACTGGGGACACTATCCGAATCGAGCTGATAGACCGAAGCGGACAGCGTTTGCTCGGCCCCGGCGCTGTCCATGTATTTGATGCTGGTGATCGCCTGCGCATCGGGGAAGACGAGATCGATTGCCAGAGACGACAGGCATGGAAACTGATCTAGGATCAGCTCGACAGTCTGCGTGATCAGGCGCCGAGACAATCGGTACTCGGCTTCCTGGCGGATCGCCGGGATAAGCAGATTGGTGATTTGCGCATCAAATGCGGTGCCGTCGATCCTCCCGGCGACCTTGATGTCGTCGACGGTGACGGGCTCAACGGCCGGCGGAGTGATGAGGATCAGTGACATGTTACGTCGTGGCCGGGGCGTATCCGGAACCGTTGATGAAGACGTCGTCCATTTCCTTGAGACTGACCGGGTTGGTTTTCGCGCCCTGAATCGCTACCCGCAGTTGGTTGATGAATGTCGTTTTGCGGGTAAATTCGTTGCAGTCTCTCCAGTAAATGCGTTGTACCGGCGTGCCATTGGCGATGCGATCGGCGGCATATGCCTCGAAGGCCACCAGCAGCGGCTGGCCTCCGGTGACCAAAGCACCGTTGTAGAGTTGCATGCGGCTCAATTTAACGTCATTAGCGCTGAGCGACGCTGGGGCGTCCGGCCCGGTCAGAACCCAGACGATATTGCCATTCGGGATGATATGGACGTGAACCGGATCGCCGGCACCGACTGCAGCCAGGCGGGCTGCTTCGGCATCGGCAAATCGTGTGGCACCGGTAAATGAAATTCTCGCCATGGGTCAATCTCCGTGAGTAACTGTGACATCGGCATGAATCAGTATTGCACAGGCCGCTGTGGTGCTGATCTGAAGGCTGAGTGACAAAATTTGATCAATCGAGGTATCCGCCGAAGAATTTTCAGCTCCGACTGAGAAAGTTCCTCCACTGACCCCGACCCCGGTCGAGCCCGCTTGCCGGCTATTGATCTGCAAATTCTGAACCCCTTGATTAACTGACGACAACAGGCACTCGAGGTCCGGGTTGGTGGTGACCGATCCGACATAGGCAGTCAGAGTGGCCCCAAGATATGCCCGGTATATCTTGTTGGCCGTTGCGTTGCCTAGACAGCGCAAATGGGTTTTGAGTCTGCCGCTGTTGCCCATGGCCCCGCCAGGGACCAGAAATCCGGTGGGGCCCGTGACTTCTGCGGTCGTGGTGGTCAGCCATCCGGAAAGATTCGTCGAAAATGGAGTTTGGGTAGCCGGAGTGGGGTTGGGGTACCGGGGCGAGCCGGTCTCCCTGAGACATAGGTCTCGGTATAGAGAATCCCTGCCGTGTCGCTGGAAAACACTGCCCAATACCAGCCAGCCGGGTACGTAGACCCACCGAAAGACGCTGGCATATACATCCAGCAGCCCTTGAGTACATTCCATGAATTGGTCAGAATGGCTGCGGAGAGGGTGAATGCACCTAAAGACCCGGTAAATTGAAGTCCGTTTGCCGAGCCATCGCCAGGCGGGATAATAAATGGTACACCAATGGACGCGATGCAGATCGGTGTTGAATTGAGCCATTCTGAAGCGTCGATGGTGTTTTGCGACGCGGGAGGGACCCATGCGTTCCCACCAGACAAATTAGTGTCCGCCTGTTTCGCGCTGACCAGTCCGGTTTCCGTGGCTGGGTCTGTGGTCAGCAGGTCTGAGCATTTGTATTCCCGGCCGGTGCGCGGGTCTTTCCATCCGGACAGTAGTCTGACCGTCATGATTTTCTCCTGTCCGGCGCCCGATCTGGCGCCGGAATATCGATGTTGAAATTCAATTAGGTCGCGGAGTTCTGATAATACTTGACTCCGCCGCCGACGTCGACGAAGTTCCCGCCACTTCGCATCCAGGCGAGAAATCCGATCTGTCCGAGTTTGATGTAGGCGCTGTCGTCAAAACGGAACATCTGGATGTCCATAGCGTCACGGATTTTGTAGAACGTGAAATCGCCGAACAAGATCGATTTGGCATTGGCAGCCATCACGGCGATGTCCTGATTTATCTGGATTTGATAGCCCAACAGGGTGTCCGGGAAGGATCCACCGAGGCCATCGTATCCAGGCATGAAGATCGGTCGCCCGCTGGAATCCTTGATCTTGCGGATTACCTTCAGCGAGGAATCGTTCATCATGAATTTGCACCGCCCGAGATTTCGATAGGCAGGATCGACGGAATGTACCAGGTCCACCAGATCGTCGTAGATGACCGTGACGGTCTGTCCGGTTGTTCCGACCTTTCCTGACGTTGCTGCCGTGACAATTCCATTGGGCTGACCGCTGCCGGTGCCGGTGGTGAAATAGGTATTGGTGATGCGTCCCAGTCGGGTGACGAGGCGCGACATGATGGCAGCTTCCATGTCGATCGCCGAATCCTGCAGCAGTTCGAATGGGCATGCCACGACTTTCGAGCTGAATTTGTAGGTTTTGAGCGTGACCACACCGAAGCTCGGGTCGGCACCGGTGGCGGTGGTGTTCTCTCCGATCAGCTCGCCGGTTTCCGAAGTGCCGTCAGACGTCGGAAAATTGATGTCGTTCCCCTGCGTGGTGCGGAAGACTTCGGATACAGAGCGCATGCCTCCGTATTCCTTGAGCGCATCGGCCAAGGAGGCGGAAACCTCGGTGGGAACGGTATATCCGCCTTGTGCTGAGGTGCCTACGGACATGGTGTTACGCAGCACCCCCCATTCGTCCGGCGTGACCAGCTTCTCGCCTTTTTTCATGAGATTCCAGAAGGCCTCGACGTTGGACGGGCGCTTTTTGTCACGCGCGGTGCGCTCGACGACGGTACTCGCCGCGTCATTCTCGAAGTTCTCGGAGATGAGGTCGAGAACATTTTGGACGCGCGTGGCTTCGGCGGAGATGTTTTCGATTTCTGACATTCCCTGGTCGTATTTTTCCTGCAGGGATGGGGTCCACTTGTCGCCCGGGTTGTCGTCGAGCAGTTTGTGAATGGATTGTGCGATCGCGGAACGGCGCTCCCGCAGGGCTTGAATGGATTTCATGGTGTTCTCTCTCCTAAATAGAGGATGTAAAAAAACCGCACTCTGACGGTTGATCAGCAGACGCGGGAGCGTCTAGGCCGTCTGTTTCTCTGCCAGGCGTAATCGCCGGCGGAGGTGATCGAGGGTTGAGACCGGATCGTTTCTGTTTCCATCTTGGTTTGCTGGCGATTTTGATGGCGCTTTTGACCAGGCTGTGAGATTCCACTGGATGGCGTTCTCGAGGGCGACATCATCATTCCTGGCGATCCGATCGGCAAACTTGTACAGCAGTGCTTCTTCCGCCGAAAACCAGGTTTCGGCATCCATCCAGTCGGCGATCTGCTGGGTGTCCTGTCCGGTGGCTTCGGCATAGGTGGCGATCAGGATGCCGTCGACTTTTTCGAGCAGAGAAGCGGTCTCGTTGAGATCACGGGAATCGCCATAGGCAATAGTCTGCGCGTTGTGAATCATTATCATGCCGCCCGGTGCGATGACGACTTCGTCGGCGGACAGGGCGACCCACGAGGCGGAGCTGGCTGCGTGTCCATCGATGTGGGCGATGATGTGCGCATCATGCTCGCGGATAATCTGGGACATTGCCTGGGCGGCAAAGACTTCTCCACCCGGAGAATTAATGCGCAGATGGATGGTCCCTGCGTTGATAGCCGTCATCTCCCTGGCAAAGTCGATGGCGGAGACGCCACCAAAAAAGCTGTCTGACACGATGATGTCGTAGAGATAGACGGTGGCTTCATCCAGAGAGACATTCTCAACACGAAACAGACCTTTTCCTCGATTGTCAACAAGAAGTTTGTTGAGGGGGCTTTTCGTCTTCATGCGGGTTCCTGGCTTCATGTCTTTTAAACGGATTGGGATTCGCCCGTGGCGCGGGTGTCTCCGTCCGGCAAAGGTGGGAGATTTTCGAGGCGGCGTACCTCATTCGGGGTCATCCATCCGGGTTCCCCTGCACGCCCGAGAGCGATGCGGTAGCCTTCATTCCGCGCTTTGTAATCTCCCCGTTCGAGGCCGGCGGTGGTGAATTCTGCGAAATGGATTCCGTCGCGCAGGAGCTTTCGATTGATCTCCTGCTCGATCTTGACCAGGTGACGACTGAGGGTGTATTTGACAAATCCGATGCCTTGCTGTTCGATGCCGCTGCCCCAGCTCGTGGCCTTGTCGGTGAGGCCGATCATGTGGGGCGGGACTCCGTAGAAGCGGGCGATGTCAGCGGCCTGATAATTGCGAGTCTCGATGAGCTGAGCATCCTCTGGATTGAGTGACAACGCTTTGACTTCTCCGCCGCCGGTTAGAATGGCCGGAATGTGGGCGTTTCCAAGGCCGGCGTACCTGGCCATCCAGGATTCCCGGAACAGTGCCTGCGCGGCAGCGTCCATTCTGCCAGGCGTGGTGATCACGAAATCCGGCCGGGCGCCATTACTGAAAAAGCGCGCGGAATACTCGTCAGCAGCCAGTGATAATCCCATGCTGTTGCGAGCGGCGTGCCGCAGTGGAGATGCGCCGCGGCAGCCGTCGAATCCGAGCCCAGGAACATGCAGCATGTCGTCCTGATCGAGCGTGATCATGCGTCCGTCGACGGCTGAATCGATCAGTTGATAGGCAAGACGGTCGCCATTTATCGAGACTGAAACGTCTAAAGGGTGTAGGGGCTCAAGCCGGACTACATCTGGCAGCAGGCTCCGACGACCTCCCTTGCGGTGAATCCTGGCGAATCCGTCACCGTGCAGCAGCAAGGCCCAGATCAGGTATTCTCGCCAGACGGCGGCGCTGCAGGCGGGGGTCGGCTCGACGTTGAGGAGGTCGGACAACGGGTGGTCGACGCGCTGGCGAGAATCTCCTCCTCGCCGGTAAATGGGCAGCGGCAGGCTGGAGATGGCTCCGCCGATCAGACCGATACATGCGTAAACCGCGCAGATGGCCAGCGCGGTCCTTTCATTGACGGCAGGTCCGGCTGTGGACAGGGACCCGGAGCCGGTCAGCCATTCGTAAAGCTGACTATCTCTTCCGCCAGAGCTGGTGGTGTAGGTGGTGGCGTTGCTGAGCTTCCGAGCGGCTTCCCGCTGGGCCTTCCAGGCGGTGAGGATCACCGATCCGGGGATGGCAACGCGCTCAGCGTTGTACCAGGTGGGGGCGGCGCTCATAGTACGACAAGCTCAAGGCAAGGAGATTTTTCTTCGCTGGGCACCATGGCTCTGGACATTGCGACGATTGTGGCGACGGCGGCATCGATCTTGTTCTGTGAGCGCAGTTTGCGGGGGAAGATGTTCTCGTTCCGATCGCTCCAGACTTCTACGTTTGAGAGCATCCAGACGTAGGCGGGATTTCCGTCGTGATGAAATCGTCCGGCATCGATGAGCGCGGCGATTTTTTTCATTGGTTCCGAGAGATGGCGCGTCTGCATGGGAATGTCGACGACTTCAAATCCCTCCTCTTGAAGATTCGGGGCGATTTCGCGGGAACCCCATGCGTCAAGCGAAATTTCGCGGATCAAGACGGTTTCTGAGCTGTCGATTACATCATCCTGAATTTGTCTCAATGAGATCATGTTGCCAGGCGTCGGTGTGATATGGCCTCCGGAAACCCATGCCTGGTAGTGGGAGTTCTCCGGCTTGTCGACGGCTGTCTGAGGCAGGTAGTTGCGGGAGATGGCGGTGTAGTGTTCTTCTCCGTCTCTTTCTTCCGAAAATAGCCAGATCGCCGAAGCGATGTCGACTTTGCTGGCCAGGTCGAGACCGATGACGCATGGCTTACCGCGCATCGATTCGAGCGTAATGGCGGGGTCTCCAGCCTGCTGCAGGGCGTGCAGGTTGAGCCACGGAGATGCGGCGGCGACCCATGTGTTGAGGTGTTTTGTCTTGAATGTGTTCTGCTTGCGCGGGTCGGAGATGGCGTCGCGCTGCTGCATCTTGAGGAAGTCTCCGTCGATCGATACGCCATAGTTTGGGTTTGCCTTGCGCAGGGAATCTTCGGACGTCCAATCGTCCCCGTCATCAACTCCGAAGATGATGCCGAAACGCTGGTCATTTTCGACGATCGATTCGAGGATTTTCTGTAGCTCGACCTGGTGCAGGTAGCACGGACACGAGAGGTCAGATCCAGCCGTTGTGATGACGACGATTAGCGGTTGCGAGCGGGCTCCCATGCCGGTCTGCATGGTGTCGTAGAGCGCTGAGGTTTTGTGCTCGTGGAATTCGTCGATGAGCGCGCATGATGGACTAGCGCCGTCGCCAGGATTGCCGATCACGGGTTCGAACTTGCTATTGGTGGATACGACCGAGATATTGCTGGCATTGACGGTGACTCCGTAAGCCTGCAGGTAACGGGGCGTGGCGCGCGCCATCAGCAGAGCTGGCCGGAATACTTCCATGGCTTGATCTTGTGTCGTGGCTCCTGAGTAGATTTCGGAGCCAAATTCGCCGTCTACCGCCAGCATGTAGAGGCCAATCACGGCTGCCAGCGTGCTCTTGGCGTTTTTTCGAGGAATGAACATGTCGGCGACACGGAATCTCCTCTTCCCTGTATCTCGATTTACCCATCCGAAGATGCTGCAGAGGATGAAGATTTGCCACTGCTCGAGCTTGATGAGCTGCCGCCGCGCGGCCCAGTCGCCCTTGATGTGGGGCATGAGTTCGGCGAAACGGCAGATGCGCTCGGCAGGGTGGTACGCCTTGCCCGCCGAATCGGTCTGCTGAGGGTTGAAACGATAGGGCCAGGCGGGGTCAAGCGCGGCGCGCGACAGGTCGGACAGGTGACGCTGACAGGCGAGGCGATGCCATTTGCAGGCCGGGATTCGCCCTTCGACGACATCACGCGCGTACTGCGTCGAGATGTCGGCAAATGGCTGGGCTACAGGTTGTTCCACGCTTCTCTTTGTGCTTCTTCTAATGGATCGCCATGACGCTTTACAGACGCCTTGACACGCGACCGAGATGATGGAGACATGCCGAAGCTGGCCAGGTACCTGTCACAGTCCTGCTGGAGCTTTCCGATGACACGGAACAAGGCAGATTCTCGCACAAATCCGGTAGGGGTTTGATGAGTGAATACTGCCTCTACTTCGTCAAGTCCACTTTCTTTCGCCTGCTTCTGCTTGGCGGCAAGTGCTTTCTCTGTCATGACAAGGCGCCCCCACGTTTGACAGTAAATCGCCAGGGCGGCACGATCCAGTCGGCTTACCAATCCTAACGATTCCAGCTCTATGGTGATTCGGCTCCATTCTTTTTTTGCTTCGAGCGACAGATGTACAGGAGCAGCCGGCACCGCCACTTCTGGCTGTACACCATCGGACAAATCGAGCGTGCGGCGACCAGGATTGCCACGCAGCAGCTTGATTACGTTCGATTCCGGCTTTGGCCCTCGTTGTCCCATAAAAAAACTCTGAAAACGTGCGACTAAAAATTTATGACTTGGCGAACGGTCCTGATGCGGATAGGCGTAGACTTTTGATACCCCCCCATATCATCGCTTTGAGCGCTTTGATTCGGAGGCCGTCTTAATCTGGTGGCATGTCCTGCAGATCGCCTGCAAATTGGTGTCTGCGTCAGACCCGCCATTGCACTTCGGTACGATATGATCGACTTGTGTCGCCACCGTCACTTGACCATTGCTCAGGCATGGTTGGCAGAGACCAGCATCACGCTCAAGCACTCGTTTCCGTATGCAATCCCACGCTGACCCATACCCGCGTTCATGTCGGCTTCCTCGCCTAGGATCAGCAAAAGTGCCGAGCTTACGGTCTGCCTGATGTGCATGGCAGTACCCTGACCCATCGCGCACCAGATTCCAGCAGGCGGGATGCCGACACGGCTTAGATGCTGCTATCGGCACGGACATCTAAAACGAAAGATCCATGCATTTAACGAATGCATGGCTTTTGTCGCAGCTATGACGCGTATTGGAAATGACTCTAACCAATGCATGATATGAATGTCAAGCATTTTTTCTTTACGCACCTGAGTAGACCATGCCACTGTTTCTTTACGCACCTGAGTAGACCATGCCACTGTTTCTTTACGCACCTGAGTAGACCATGCCACTGTTTCTTTACGCACCTGAGTAGACCATGCCACTGTTTCTTTACGCACCTGAGTAGACCATGCCACTGTTGATCAGCACATCATCAGCACGGACATGAGCAATCGATTCCATATCTGACAACTGCCGCGCCATTATCCGATAATGTTCGCTGACCGTGTTACGGTTCATCGCATACCGCTCTGCCAGATCATTGAGCCGGACTGGCACACCGAAATATTTTTCCACCAGATCACTACGGAAACGGATATTCGACACGCCAGACAGAATGCAGCACATGGCCAGATGCTCTATCGCCTCCCGCCAAATCGCAATCGGCCGTTCTCCGCCACAGCAGGGGCATGGCTCGAAGCGCGGGGCAAACCTTGCCACGATGACAGCACGATCCGTCTGGCCAAGGCGAGCGATCTGAGCCAGAACCATACCCGCCTGACCAGCCCCGTCCATACCGACCAGCCACTTGCCCGATCCAATGCGGTTACGCTGCAGCTTCGACAGGGGCGTCGCTCCGTACTGCTGCGTGCTGAATCCGAGCGCAAAGACCACGGCAGACCTAGTCGAATCGAATATCGCATCATTACCATTCATGGCTTCCCTTTCCAGAAGCTTGAAGAGGCAAAAGATGGGCGCTACGTCACATCCCAGTCACCCGCACGAACAGCACCCCACCCGGAACGATCGGCCCGCGCTGAATGGTCAGCATATCGATCTGGCTATCGTCCTTCCATACTCCAGCGTGCGTCATCGCATCTAGAGTCACCTTCAACAGGTTGTCCAAATCTCGCCTCGAATTATCCGGTGGGTTCGCCATGACCTCCACACGCACCGCCCCGCAGAAACGCTCCTTTGGAGACCACATCAAGAGGCCGGCGCACTCCTGCTTGAAGCGCCGCGTCTGCTCCGTCGTCCGGACACCGCGGCGTGTGCGAGCCAGGTAGTGATTCACAGACGGCGGATACGGCAAGGTGAATTCAACGATCATGGTGTCACGATGACTGCGTAGGTAGAAGGCCGAGTGATCGCCACGTAGGCGAGCCTTGATGCATCCGCCCCACCGTTGTTTGGCAGGCTTCCCCAATCGATCAGCACGGCGTCGAAAGTGCTGCCCTGGCTCTTGTGGATGGTCAGCGCATAGGCGTGACGGAGGTTGGCGTACCGGTTGCGCAGTGCCCATGCCTCCTGGCTCGCTGCCTTTGCAGCGGCGAGCGACACCTGTCGGGTCGCCCTGACCTCGTTCTCTGCAGCCTGTTTCAGGCATCTCCACTCGCTGAACCGGCAGGAGATCAGCTCGTCGAGCTGCTGCCTGTTCTGCGCCACCCATGCCTTACCCTGCCGGCGGTTATCGGTCTCTAGGGTCACTCGCCAGGCTGGAAGGTCCGGTGACGACTCGTGTCTCGCCGACTCGATATCGATCACGGTCAGAAATTCGCTGGTACGAACCTGTACGTCCTCGTCCTTTCCGCGCATCACGAAGCCCTCCTGAGCGATCACCTGTTCCCCTATCGAGAAACCTTGTCTGCCGGGGAACAAAGCCTCGTGCACGGCCATATTGTGTTCGATACAGGCCCGATTGGTAAAGGCCAGGATGCGAGCGTCCAGCCTATCGCGAAACGCGTCTACTGCCCAGTTGCGCAGAAGAGCATCGCCACCTGATGTGATCGCCAGGAAGCGGTCATCTTCCGGGACGAGTTGCCGGGCGAGGGCGCTGAGCTGAGGACCGGTGTTGGCTTCGATCATCGAACGCAGCACCACGGACAGCCGGATCGATGGGTGATTGACTGCCTGGCGAACGACCTCCGTGAGGCGCACCTGTAGGGGGACAAGACCAGCGTCGAATGCTGGACTCAACGAGTCTGAGCCGACAGGAGCAAGTTGCGCAGGGTCCCCGACGAACAGCACGCGGCATCTGCGGCGGCTGGCCAGGATCGCCGAGAACAGGTCGTCACTGATCATGGATGCCTCATCGATGATGGCGAGATCGTACTCGGCAAGCTTGGGAGAGCCGTCCTTGCTCAATCGGTGCTCGCCTGACTCTAGCTCTGTCAGGCGCAGCCCAAGAGCGGCCTGTGTAGTCATGGCGTCGCAAACTTGACTGCCGAGCTTTTGCATGCCGAGCTTACAGGCCAGAACAGCGAGCGCCTTGTGCGTCGGCGCAGTGACCAGGATCCGCAGGAAACCCATGGCGTTGCTGAGTGCGAACAGAAGCTGGGCGACGACCGTCGTCTTTCCCACGCCGGCGAAACCGGACAGGGTGGCGACGCCATGTGGCGTCTTGCCGATGGCGAATTCATGGATGGCGTCGAGCGCGCCTTGTTGATCTGCGGAGAGCGTAATCATTGGTCCTCCAGTTATGTCGTGATGATTTCGTGAGACTCGTGAGGATTTTTTTGACTTCTCTCACGACTTGAAGGAAGGCGTTTACTGGCTTTGAGCCAGTTCGTGAGGTCGTGAGGTCGTGATGCCATTAGTAGACTTTTTCCTATATAGGGGGGGGTTATCCTCACGAACATCACGAAGTGCCTGAAACGCTTGATTAATGCGGGTTTAAGTCGTGAGAACCGGTTCTCACGACTTCATCACGATCATCACGAGCACTCACGGTTTCGCCGTTTGCGCGCAAAAATCTCGTGTGGACCAGCACCTTGCCACGCCCAGACATGGTCGGCATGACTTGGACGACATCGTCCTCCAGCATCTGGTCGATGAGCGCGTCACGCTTTTCTGTGCTCATGGACCGAAAAGTCCAGCAGCCATTGACCACCCGGTGCTTGGCGACCCCCGTCGTGCCCGCTGTGCCGATAAATTCGAGCACCTGCTGGTACGCATCCGGCTTGTCGTCGTCCGCCGCGGCCCGCAGATCGGATTCGATGATCGTTTGCTCCAAGCAGTACCCGACCCATCCTGCTGACCATGACACGATTGCCTGATCGGCGACCGGAGCCTTCGGATTCGCGAAAGCGGCCATCGCCGTACAGATCCGCCGTAGACGAGACCTGGCCGCCGAAGCAAGAGACCGGATCGTCGGAGATTGGCGCTGGTACTTCTCCAGCCAGGCCATCTCAACCCGCTGCACGTCGCCGGTAAAGCGAACCGTAATCGGCGTTGGCTGCAGCCAGCCATTCTCCTCGAACAGTTGTTGCTGTGTCTGCGTTGTCGCCTCCGGAATGAAACCACGAAGCATGCGCAGCCGCTCGATAACTTCGTCCGGCGGCTCGACCGGAACGGATGATCGCGCCCGTGCGCACCAGTGGTTGATGTCAGTCGCGGGGACGAACAGGAAGCTGTCGATCGACCCGCGCGAAACCTCCTGGGCGCCGAATACCTTGCCGCACTGGATTCCTGCGATGGTACCGAGCACTGACAACACCGGAGAATAGATCGTCGGGTAGCTGCTTCCGTCGCCATCCTGATAGCGCATCCCAAGCTCTTGCCAGTTGTCCAGCAGTAGATCGGCTCCGCTGGCCACGGTGCCGGTGATCAGCGAGAGCGTCTGCTCCAGAAGACCAGACGGCTGCCGGCGAGCAATGCGCACCTGGTCTCCGTAGTCGTCTGCCAGGTACAGAGCGGCCGGTCTCGCTCCGAGTAGCGCATAGAGTTGCTGTGGGCTGGAAAGGCGTGTCGCTCGGACCATGGAGCGCAATCCTGCAGCCATCAGCACGCGGTTGCATCCGATACCGGCGTACCGCGCTTGCGCTCCGGCCGGACTCAAGATGCCTAGGTACAGTCCGGTGCCGTCGCCGAACTGCGAGACATAGCGCCGACCGGCGGCAACGCTGAGCACGCTCAGGACAGCGGCCTGTGACACCAGCGGGTGCGTTTCGTCGACGGAATATTCAAACCATTTGACAAACGCTTCAAGACCAGAGATCGGAAATGGTTCCACCCGCAGACCGGCCGTCTCCACCCGCTCGAGCTGCGGTTGCGCAGCCAGTTCTCTCAGGCGCCGCCGCTGATCCTCTTCAGTGTCCCCAAGGCTCTTGAGAACCCCCGAAATGTCAGCGTCATGCTGCCAGGCCTCACCGGAACGGTAAATCTTCCCGGCAGCCCGGATGGCCCGCGAGAAGTCTCCTCCATGGTCAAGCATGGTGAACACGTCGAACGCGTCGTTCGCGTGACCGTTCGCCAGCGCGTCGCTGGCGTGATGGGAGTAGACCTTCCCGTCGAGCAGCACGACACCAGGAATCTTGGTCTTCGACGACGGTGCCAGCCATCGCTTGCCGCGCTTCTTGTAGCCCGCTTCGGCCAGCATCGCCGCGATGTCGTGATCCGCGTTGAAACGCTCGATCAGGCCCTGCTGCTTTTGGGAGCCCCCCCGCCGGACCGGTGTCGGGCGGGTCTCGCCCGCTGGCTCCCTGGCCCACGGGCAGGCCGAAAGGAACTGCTGTCCGAAGCGATCCCACTCCTTCCAGATCGCAAGCAGTCGCGCGTCGATCTCCGGGATCTGCTCGAAGTCCCACGGACTCTGGCCCGTGGCCCACTCATACGGCCGTTGCGTGTCGGGGTGGATGCTGGGCGGCAGGACATCCTGATTCAGGCCACCGCGCAGCTCGAACACGGTCAAATGTTGTCCTGGCACCTCCGGGTCTGGCCAACGCAGGATCGTCTTCGATGCGATCGAATCGGACCCGGGACAGAATCCGTCAGGAAGCCGAAAGAGCACCTTGTCCTTGCCCTCCCTGGTCCTGATCCGCGGATACCGGCTCATCAGCTCGTCGTAGTCGAAGCCGAACTCCTCGAACGCCTGCCGCGTGAAGGCAACGTGATCCACATCGAGGGCGGCGACGCGGCTGTTCGCGTGCACGACTCCGATCCCGCAGCGAGCGTTTGTCGACAGCGCCGCGATCGCCTTCTCCCTGGTGTCGATCACGCGATGCGGATCGTTCCAGGCGGAGAGCATCGGAACCTTGCTCTGCGGGCGAATCAGACAGAGCGAAAAACCGATCTTGACGTACTCGCATGCCCAATCGGACATCGCCTGCGCCAGCAGCGGAGCGGACATCATCTTTTGCCCGGGGAGCGCCATAACGCTACGGCATGCGGCTGCGTGTTCCTGGTCACGATCCGCGCCTCCTAGACAGTACGTACGAACGCCAGTCGCAGGCCCACTGTTGAGTGGCGGTAAGAAGTGAATACTGGCGCCGGTAGCGCCGCCTCTTCCGGCGGATCACAGAGCACGACTCCCGAGCCACTCGCGCCGGTGCAGGACACCGATCGTGGTTCGCAGTCCCGCCTCGAATTCTGCGAGCGCCGAACCCTCTTTGGTCACAATGGCGCTATGCCCCGCCTTCTCACGAGCCTCGCAAGCCGCTTTGCCAAGTTTTGCCAATTTTTCCCTGGCGGCATCGGGAAGCGGATACTCGAGCGCCTGGAATTCCACAGTCGTCCGGATCATCCTAACTCCCCGGACCGAGGGAGATCGGCTCCCTTGTTGCGTTCTGCCGCGCTCATGCCGGCACCAGATCAGCCAGGCTCACCAGGTCACGTGAACGAGCCGCCCGCCTGCCGCGCTCATGCCGGCACCAGATCAGCCAGGCTCACCAGGTCACGTGAACGAGCCGCCCGCTTCCCAAACTCGTCCAGGTCAACATATACGGGCATCGGATCATGGTCGTAAAAAAAAGCGTTGACGTCGACGACCCGGCCCGCCCGGCCCTTGTACCTGATCGGTGTGCCAATGCCGAATCCGCCGGATTCGGCTTTTTCCCGTGCGGCCGTCAGCATGTCTCGGTAGTCCATGATGGCTACCTCCCCGGACCGGGATAGATGGCGCCGGCGTCGAGCATGTGACGCAGCTCGGACAAGTACCCATCGAGCGCGGCGCGCACGATGCGGCACGGCCACGGAGCGCGCCGCATGGCTTCGGCACGGCGGCGCTCGACAAAGGTGATGAATTCCGGCGTCTGGCTCAGATATCGGCGCGCGATCATGCGGTCGCTCCCGGGAGGTCTCCGTCGTTGGCGATCCCGCCGCGCAGCCCGACGAGAATCAACTCGACCTCGGCGGCCAGCGCCTGACGCAGCCGAGCGTTCTCGGCCCGCATCAGCATGATCTCCTCGTCGCGCGTGTCGCACACCTCCGGCAGCGCATGCAGGTCGTCGGCTGCGATCCCGCCATACCCGTCGATCAACTCTCCCAGCTTCTCGTAATCAACTGCCATTCCGCAATTCATCCGTGATCGTCTCAACCATTCCCGCCGCAACATCTGCCGCCGTCCCTTGCCGATGCAGCCCGGCTTTGTGCAACTCGTTTCCGAAACCGTGCAGCTCCAGAACCAGGTCGTCAGCCGTCCTTGCGAGCGCAGCCAAGTCTGGTCCTGCCATTTCGTACGAGGCGGCGCGCCGCTCATCTGCTGTCCTGATCTGGTGTTTGGCCTTCTTCATCTTTTCCGGCATGTGTCTTCAGCGCCTCAAAAAAATGCCGGCCGACGCAGTGTGCTCGCGTGTCGGCCGACGAAATACCGGTAGGGCTTGCCGGTGGGGCAGGAATGGATGGGCAACGGCATGCTCAACAGGAGGATTCCCCGATGAGGCGAGTTCTTCAGCTCTCATGAGGACAGCCACCCGGCTATCTGGCGCGCCAGCCACAGCGCGCACCAGGCGGCAATCAGGGCGTAAGTGGTACCTGTCATGAGGCCGATTCCTCGACGGCGATGGAGACTGCGTCGTCGGCCATTGCCAGTGCATCAGAGAACAGTTCAGGGCGCAGCAGACGGAAGAAATCCATCCGGTACGACGGGATTCCGTTCTTCCGCCACTGGGAGACGGCGCCAGTCGTGATTCCGCAGATTTCCGCGACTTTGGACGTGCCGCCCATTTTGTTGATAATTTCTTTCTGATCCATTCCACTATCTTAGCCGCCTAAGAGCGGATGCGCAAGACCCTAAATTAGATTTCAGTAACGGCCACAAGACGGAGGACAGGATTACTCTTGCTCTGCGTCGATTTTCCGACGCACCCACTTCGCCCCGCCAAGCCGAACCAGCTTGGCGCGCTGTGAAGCGGTCACCCGCATGCTGACTCCGACCGTCTCGTCGACGGCAGACAACGGCTTGCGGCCCTGTCCGCGTCCTGCGCCGCCACGCCCGCGCGTGAGTTCGGCCGCTTCAACCGCGGCCTCTTGCAGCCGCTCCATGGCCTTCAGGCCGATGCCTGGCGCACGCAAGCATTCGGCCCGCCTGGTGGGGTCGATGGTAGCAGCAAGCGGGATGCCAGCGCGATCCAAGTCGGCTAGAGCGCGTGTCAGAACACCGTCGCTCATGCTGCCACCAGCCTGGTCACGGCGACAATCTGCCCACGCTCGTCGCGGATCGCGGTCGGGCCGGTGTCAGGGGCAAATTCGATGTCGAGCGCCGCCGCCACCTGGGCGCGCGACAGGTCCTGCTGTTGGTGGTGGAACCCCGGCGAGCCGGATGCCCCGGCTTGCCATTCCTGGCGCAAGAGCGCCAGCACGCGATCAACGAGTTGAATTTCTTCCATTCTCTTCCCTTCCCATCAAAAAACGTCATCGGTTCAGCCTGGATTGGCTGCACAGATGACGGCCTAGGCCTCGCGGCCTAGAAAATTTCGTCCGTGCAGCCAGGATTGGCTGCGATGACGGCCGCCGCCTCGCGTTGCTGCGCGTCCCTCGGCCAACTTTGGCCGCACTGCGGCCATTCTTGCCGTCACGAATCTCATTTTTCTCCCCTTCGATGTTGGTCGGCCCGCTGCCTTCCATGACTGATTTTGTATAACGATTTCAACGCATGTCAACAATTTTTTTGCCTTGCTCTGACGACCGCGCATCTGAGGCACCTAAGAATCGGAAGCCCCTAAGAATCGCTTGACTGCAGAATTTTAGCGCGCTAAGATTTTCCACAACGGTTCGCGAGTGCATCAAGCCCCTCACCAAGGCTGCGGCGAGTCTTGCTGATCTCCCCTCGACCGAATCAAGCGCCAGGCCGGCGTGTTTGGACAGGCAACGACCGGTCGACGTGCTGCTCAGTGAGCCGTTGCTGTTGAGCGCCCTCAGGTACAAAGCCTGCGAGAAGTCGCGCCCCTGTTCCAGACCGAAGGAACAGGACCAGAGGACGCTCACCAGCAGCCAGAAAAACGCCCGAGTGGCGCAATCAGCCGAGGCAAGACGGCCGTCGATGACGGCATGAGCCGACAGCGATACCACTGGCCAACGGCCGGCGCCAGCCGGATGAGAAACCACGAATGGAGATGGACATGCTTATTGAAATTCTGCTTCTCATGGCCTTGTGCATAGGCGTGCCGGTGCTGATCGGCCACATGATTGAGACTGGGGGCCGCGATGAGCAGCCATGACAGCGTGCGCGACATGGTCGCGCAACAGCGGCGCGCCGTCGCTTCTCGCCGCCCTACGAAGCTCGAAGGAGAGCCTCGCCTAGGGGATGTCGTGGCGTTTGTCCTGAGCGTCACCGTGCTGGTGTACGCCATCATCGACACCGTGATCGGAGTCTACCTGTGAGCGCCCCGGGATTCACGGCCAACAAGTTCGGCGCCAACCGCCCGTCTTACGACGGAACAGAGGATGTCGCCGAATTCACGGCAGGATCATCACGTGTCGCCGAGATAGAAGACTTTGCTTTGCAGGCCCAGACCGCGCTGCGCGATGCGTGGCTGCTTCTGCAGGCGCTGACCGTCCATCGCATCGACCCCAGTGCCGCTCTGGCTCTTCTGCGCAGCGAACTGTTCGAGTCAGCCACCTACCGGGTGCGCACGGCGCTATCGCGTGGCGTACTCATGCGGCTTGGAGAGTGACGCCATGAACGCACGCGGAGACCTTCCGGGGTTTGGTGACGAAGCCACGTGGCCGGCCTGTTGCGGAACCTCTGGCGACCCGCGAATCGCCGGCCACGAGCCACGCGATGAGGTGGAAGAGTCGCAGGACCTGATCGCCGAAATTCGCGAACAACTCGACCGCGCAGAGGCGGCCGTCTTCCGCCGCGATTGGCCGACCTACCGGTTGGCCATGCTCAACGCGCACGACCTGGCCGGGAGCCTGTTGTCATGAGCGTCCCCGTCGCAAGCGGCGAAGCAGTCGAGAGGCTGCACGAGGTGTTTTGCGCCATCACGGATCTGATCGAAGAGTTTCCTGATGACAAGGTGGCGCTGTACGACGCAGCCGAGGCGGTCATGAACGTCGGACTGAAGCACAACGAGGCTGGAGGATACCGAATCTTCTTCAATCCCCAGGTATTGGACTAACCAAAGCATGGGACTCAACCAACGAAAGGACCAATCCATGAAACGAAAGGACCAATCCATGAAACGAAAGGACCAATCCATGAAACGAAAGGACCAATCCATGAGACAAAACGTCATACCGATCGAAAAAAGCCCGACCACGGAGCAGCTTGCCGCAATGTGGCTCGATGCCAAGCGGCTCGAAACCGAGACGACCGCCAGGCGCGTCGCGATCGAGGAGGCCATCATCGAGCGTGTCGGGTACCGCGAGGAAGGCAGCATGACCACCACACTGGAGAACGGCACCAAGGTGGTTACCACCGGCAAGCTGAACTACAAGGTGACGGACTTCGCCGCCTTCAAGAGGGCCAGCCAGGCCCTCGACAAGGAACTCCGCCCCATCAAGGTCGTCGAGTCCGTCGATGAAACCGGAGTGAAATGGCTGCGCGCGAACGCACCGCAGTCCTACGCCATGATCGCCGGAACGCTGACGATCACCCCGGCCAAGACCTCCGTCACCGTGAAGGCTGCGTGATGGCTTTCGACCTTTCCAACCTCATCCGCGGCAAGCAGCCCAAGCCGCCGCGCGTCGTGCTCTACGCCGGGCACGGCATCGGCAAGAGCACGTTTGCCGCCAGCGCGCCGTCGCCGATTTTCATCCAGACCGAGGATGGCCTGGGGAACATCGACACCACGGCCTTCCCGCTCGCGACGACCTTCTCCGAGGTCATCGAAGCTCTGGACACGCTCATCGGCCAGGAGCACGACTTTCAGACGGTGGCCATCGATTCCCTGGACTGGATGGAGCAGCTGATCTGGTTCGACATCGAACAGCGCTACAGCGAGAAGGAGACCGCGTACGGCAAGGGATCCATGATCGCCGTCGACAACTACTGGCGTCCTGTGCTAGATCGCCTGAACCTCCTGCGGAACCAGCGCAGCATGGCGGTCATTCTCCTCGCGCACTGCGAGGTCAAGAAATTTGACTCGCCAGAGGTCGACTCCTACGAGCGCTACCAGATCAAGCTGCAGGCGCGCGCGTCGGCCGTCGTGCAGGAGTGGTCGGATGTCGTCGGCTTCGCTAACTTCCGGACCCTCGTCCTGAAGGAAGAAAAGACCGGTTTCGACAAGGTCGCCAAGACCCGCGGCACAACTACCGGAGAGCGCCTTCTCTACCTGGTCGAGAAGCCGGCCTACGTGGCAAAGAATCGCTACGGGCTCCCCGAGCAGCTTCCCCTCTCCTGGCAGGCGTTCAGTGATGCACTGACGGTATCGCTGACCACTGCCTGATCCCACCAACCAACCTACCTGAAAGGAACCACCATGGCTTCACTCGCCGGCTTTGACGCATCGGTTGTCGAACCCCAATCCGCCTTCGAGCCCATCCCCGCCGGGAAATACCTCGCGCTCATCTCTGAGAGCGAGATGAAACCCACCAAGAACGGTAGCGGACAGTACCTGCAGTTCACCTTCGTCATCCTCGACAACGGGCCGTACTCCGGTCGTCACCTCTGGACGAGGCTCAACCTGCAGAACAGCAACCGGACGGCGGAAGAAATCGCGCAGCGCGAACTGTCCGCGATCTGCCGGGCTGTCGGTGTCCTGTGTCCCAATGACTCCGCGGACCTGCACAACCTCCCGCTGGCGATCATCGTCGGGATGGAACGCAACAAGGACACCGGAGAGCTGACCAACCGCATCAAAGGTTACGAGGCTGCCGCGCGGAACAACGTACCGCCGAAACCGCAGCAGACGAACCTCCCGGCTCCGCCGCCTCCTCCGGCGGCTCAGGCCCCGGCACAACAGCAGCCTTCGACCCCGGCTGTCGCGCCCTGGATGCGCAGCCGCAAGGTATCCTGATGAGCCTCATCCCAGAGTCGCGGCACACCACCGTTGGCGCCATCCTCAAGGTCTACGAGGATCGTGCCGACGACGGGATGCGGGCCCACCTGGGAGCCAGCCTGCTCGGAAACGAGTGCGCGCGCGCCCTCTGGTACACCTTCCGCTGGGCGACTCGCCGGCGCTTCGATGGGCGCCTGCTGCGCCTCTTTCTCACAGGCACGCTTGAAGAGCGCCGCTTCCTCCACGAACTGCGGCAGATCGATGGCGTGGAGGTGCACGACCGCGATCCCGACACCGGCGAGCAGTTCCGCTTCTCCGCCGTTGGCGGCCATGTCGGAGGGTCAATGGACGCCTGCGCTGTTGGGCTACCAGAAGCCCCGAAGACCTGGCACGTCGTGGAGTTCAAGACGCACAACGACAAGAGCTTCGCAGATATGCGCAAGAAGGGTGTCGCCGCGGCGAAACCGCTCCATTACGCCCAGATGCAGTGCTACATGGGCTGGTCCGGCATGGAGCGAGCGCTCTACCTCGCTTGCAACAAGAATACCGACGAGCTGTATGGAGAGCGCATACGCTTCGACCAGGTCACCTTCCTAGAGTTGATGGCTAAAGCCGAGCGCGTCGTGGCAGCAACGGAGCCCATGGAGAAGATCAACCAGGATTCGGCCTGGTACCAGTGCCGGTTCTGCGACCATCACCCGGTCTGTCACCAGGGCGATCTGCCGGCCGTTTCCTGCCGTACCTGCGCGCACGCCACCCCCTGCATGACCCGGTCTTCGGGAGTCTGGCGGTGCGAGTGGCACGACAAGGATCTGACGATCGCCGAGCAGAAGCGCGCCTGCCAAGAGCACCTGTTCATCCCGCCTCTCGTAGGGTTCGCCGAGCCCGTCGATGCCGGAGAAGGATGGATCGCGTACAAGAGGCGCGACACCGGACGTATGTTCGTGAATGCAGGCGCCACGGCCATTCCGAGCACTCGTCTGATGGCCGACGAGGCGCCAGCGATCTACACCAGCGTCGAAATGGCGACGAATTCCATGGTGGTCGGAGACGAAATGGTCGACGCGATCAAGACCGCCTTCGATGCACGGGTAGAGGCATGATCACACTGCGAGACTACCAGGAGGAAGCGATAGATGCCATCTTCGCCTACTTCGAAGAGCACGACGGCAACCCTCTCCTGGTCCTTCCGACTGGGGCCGGCAAGAGCGTCGTACAGGCCGCTTTCCTCGAGCGCATGGAGCGGCTGTATCCGGGCCAGCGCGTATTGCTCCTGACGCACGTCAAGGAGCTGATCGAGCAGAACTACCTCAAGTTCCGAACCTTGCTTCCTGGTGTGCCCTGCGGGATTCACTCGGCTAGCTTCGGCCGCAAGGACATCGGCCACAGATTCATGTTCTGCGGCATCCAGAGCATCTGGAGGAAGGCCGACAAGATCGGTCCCTACGACCTGATCATGATCGATGAGGCGCACCTGGTTCCAGCCAGTGGAATGGGCATGTACCGGGGGTTCCTGGACGACATGCGGATCGTGAATCCCCTGGTCAAGATCATCGGGCTGACCGCTACGCCATTTCGCCTCGACTCCGGGCTGCTGACATCCGGCGACGGCCGCATCTTCACCGACATTGCGTATGACCTGCCACTGCTGCGACTGGTCAATGCGGGGCATCTGTCGCCGGTAATCAGTCGAGGAAGTCTGCATCACGCAGACCTCTCGGGCGTCCACAAGCGCGGCGGAGAGTTCGTAGAGGAGGAGTCCGCGCAAGCCATGATGCAGATCACAGGCTCGGCCCTCGACGAAGTTCTTGAACTCGCGGCTGACCGCCGGTCCTGGCTGCTGTTCGCCACCAACGTCAAGCATGCGAACCAGATCCATGACGGCCTTCGGCAGCGAGGGATCGCGTCGGACGTGGTCACGGGAGAGACGCCCAAGCTTGCCAGGGCGAGGGTCATCGACGATTTCAGAAAGGGGCGATTGCGCGCCTTGGTCAACGTGATGGTGCTGACCACCGGATTCGACGCACCGGCAACCGACTGTCTGGTCAGCATGCGGCCAACGCTGTCGGCTGGCCTGTGGCTGCAGATGTGCGGCCGCGGCATGCGCAACGCCAAGGGGAAGGAGAACTGCCTGGTACTCGACTACGCCGGAAACATCGCCAGACATGGCCCGCTAGACATGATCCGCGGCAGGCTAAAGGAGCAAAGTGATGAGGAAGGCGAGGCTCCAGCAAAGAAATGCCCGCAGTGCGGAACACCCTGCCACGCCGCCCTGTCAGCCTGCCCGAACTGCGACTACTCCTTCCCCCCGCCGGAGCCGAAGATCGAGCATCAGTCTTCGTCGGGAGTCCTGCTGAGTTCGCAGTATTCGGACACCACTGACTACCCAGTGACCGGTATCGAGTATGATGCCCACACCTCGATCAGGTCGGGCATGAAGACCTTGCGGGTCGACTACAACTGCGGGCTGATCCGCTTCTCGGAGTACGTATGCATTGAGCACGATGGCTACGCCAGAAGCAAGGCGGTTGCCTGGTGGATTCGCATGGGCGGGAGTGCGCCGATTCCGTCAAGCGTGCGTGAGGCCGAAGACAGAGCGGCGGCAGAGCTGCGCAGACCGACCCTCATCACCGTGAAGCGCGTCGGCAAGTACCCAGAGATTGTCAGGCACCGGTTCGACGTTCAGGAGGCCGCGTGAGATTCGCCATGTTTGCTGGAGCCTATGAGGCTGTCTCTCTCCCTAATACCAAACACTATCAGGTCTAGCAGGAGGATCAGGTGAATAACGAGAACGGAACCACATTGAACGTGGGAAGGAAGGTCAGAAGGATTTGGACCACGTCTGAAGACGACCTGCTGCGGTCGCGGTACTCCGACGAGCCGACCGAATCCATCGCCGCAGCGCTGAAACGGACCATGAGTTCTATCTACTCTCGGGCGAACAATCTTGGCCTTGCCAAGAGCGAAACGTTCCAGGCCAGGAAGCTCCAGCGTCTTGGCGTGGTCCGCGAGGCGACGCGATTCGCCGCAGGGAAAACCCCGTGGAACCGCGGCATCCGGCACAACGTCGGCGGGCGATCCTCCGAAACCCGTTTCAAGCCAGGACACAAAACGCACAACTGGCGCCCGATCGGGTACGAGCGCATGACATGGGACGGCTACCTTGAGCGCAAGGTAACGGATACTGGGGTGAAGCGGATCGATTACAGGCTCGTGCATCACCTGGTCTGGCGCGCCGCCGGGCGGGAGATTCCGCCCGGGCACGCGTTGACCTTCCGGGACGGAGACAAACGTAATTTCGATCTCGACAATCTTGAGCTTCTGCCCCGGAAGCAACTGATGCAGCGTAACTCGTGCTACAACTACGGACCGGAAGTGGCGAAGCTCGTGCAACTCCGCGTGGCAATCAACCGGCAAATCAACCAAAAAGAGTGGAAAGTAAAACCATGAGAAATGACATTAACTCCCTACGCGATACCCTGTTCGAGACCCTGCGCGCTTTGCGGGACCGCGACAACCCGATCGAGATCGACCGTGCCAAGGCGATCAACGAGACGGCGCAGGTCATCATTAACTCGGTGAAGCTGGAAATCGACCACATGCGCGTCGCCGGCACAGACCAGAGAACCGATTTCATTCCGACTCTAACAGCAAAACCCGTTATCGATGGGGAAACCAAACCGGAAATCGAGCGCCGCACCACGCATACCGGCACTGAAACTGTGACCCCGATTCAGGGCGGGGTCGTTCGTCGGCACGTAATGAAATGAGCATAAATGAGCCAGTTCAAGACAATCTGCCGAGAAGTGATCCGTCACCGATTCAGGCTGGTGACGGCTGACGTGAAAGTAACTCGTCCCGCCGAAGGCGGGTGTTGGGGG